TAACATCAATAAGTCAAGCTATTTACCGGGATCTCTCGGCAACCTCGACAGAGGTTGCTGAGGGTCCTCAACTTTCCTTCGTTATAAGACGGCAAAGGAAGGAGCTTCTAAAGAAGTTTCCTTTCTCTGCCGAAGATAGTGCTAGCCTTGAAAAATTAACGCTCAATAAGTTCTTGGACGTTAATGAGCATATGGCAAACTTCAGGAGTTTAAAATTCCCGGAGCCCACTTGCTCAATTTTTAGGGCCGAAACGCAATTTGACAAAATCATGTTGCGTGCGAGAGCTTTAATGCACTCTACACTATTTGACTTCGATGAAGATGAATTCTTCCACCATTGTAAACACTCTGGTGGGAGCTCTATAGGTGTGCCCTTTTCGGACACATCTATTGAGAGAAAATTTACCTTTCCGTTGTCTATAACCAAGGAGGTTGTGCCCCTCTTCGAGCGGTACATGGCCTTTAACTTCCAGTTAAAGGAAGCTGTTAATATTTTTAACAGCCATCGCCCAATAGGCGAGATGTACAGCATCGTTGAAGGGTCCCGGGCTACTACAGTCGCTAAGGACAACACGATACGCCGTATGATAGCGATAGAACCCACTGCTAATATGTTCTTGCAGCAGGGTCTAATGTCTATGCTATACGATCGTATGAAGCGTGTTGGACTTAACGTTGAGTCTCTACCAGAGGAACACGTAAACTTAGCTTGGAAGTCTTCAATTACGTCAGAAATGGCGACAATTGATTTCTCCTCTGCTTCGGATTGTGTATCGATAGAACTACTACGGTGGCTTTTGCCCCCCAAGTGGTTTTTAATGGTTGACCGTGTACGTTGTAAGTATATGTCCGTAAATGGTACATATACTCAACTAAACATGGCCTCCACTATGGGAAACGCGGTTACCTTTCCGCTTGAGACTCTCGTCTTCTGGACTATTGCGCATGCATGCCGTATAAGCCTTAAACCTAGCAATACCCTTCTCGTGAAGTACGAGGAGTTAAAGTACTGCTCAGTTTTTGGCGACGACTGCATACTGCCACGCTCTGTCGCCCCCTTATTTATGGAGGTTACAAAACGTATCGGTTTCATAGTTAACGATGATAAATCATTCTATGGCACCGAGCAGTTCAGAGAGTCGTGCGGGGGAGATTTCCTCGCCGGCTACGACGTCAGGCCTTTCTATTTGAAAGGCCCCACTAGTACTAAGTTATCTGCAATTGAAGCTTGGCTCTATATAGTTATGAATGGTGTGTTAAAGAAATACATCCAGTATTTCGGCACACTGTCTTATCTATATGAAAAAAGCTTCTTTCGTTTGATGCTTAATACTTACTCAAGATATAATTTTCGTTTGAAAATTATACCAGAGTTCTACCCTGACGACGCAGGTTTCAAAATCTCAGCAGATATGCTAAGGTTCCTGCGTTGCTACTCTTTTCAGGTTTCACCTGTTAAGAGAACGGACCAGGGGGGTTACACATTTCACTATAAGAGATTCGTTTATCGAGTCAAATATAGAAAAGATGCTGGCATTCGATACGCGCTGTGGCTGAATAGGCCATCGGCAAGTAAAGAGCGCCCGAACCCCTTTGTAAGTGTTCGGAGGATAGGTG